ACGGGTCGAGCGTCAGTCCCTTGCGGGTCGCCTCCTCGAGGCGGCGCGTGTTTTCTTGGACCGCCGCCGTGATGCGTGCGAGCTGCTCGGACGCCACCGCTTCTGAGGCCCTCTTGCTCGGCAGCGCCGCACGCTTAGGTCTGGCCTCCCTGGTAAACAGGGTGTTCATGCGGGCAGCCAGTGAGGGCGACTCGTTCACGGCCTGAAGAAGACGGGGCGCTCTTTGCGCCGAGCCCGCGTTCACGACGAACTCTCCATCGGAAAGACGTACAGGGATCGAATCGGACGTGGCCGTTCCGGGCCCATGCACCTGCCCGCCGTGCTGGAGCTGTTTGACAATCGTGCCGGTGCCGGCGATCCCTGCCCCGATGGCCGGATTGGCGACGCCCACCACCGAGCCGACCGTCTGCAAGACGGACCCAAAAATTTGCTGAAACGAGGCGCTTCCCTGCTTGGCCGACTGCACGAGCGTTGCCCCCAGCTGCCCGGCGAGCTGGATGCCCTGAACGAGCTGCTGATTGACGTTTTCGTCGTAGGACTCCCCCACGTCGTCCATCAGCTGGTCGAACGTTCGAAACTGATCGACCAGGCCGGACGCCTGGGCGGCGCCGAGCGCCTTCCTCGCCTGCCCCGCGCGGTCTTGCGTATTCTGGAGCATCGTGCCCCCGACCGTTGGCGCCTGGCCAAGCCCGAAGCGGCCGCCGAGCTGAGAGGGCTGCGGCAGAAGCTGATCTTGCATGCCCCCCTGTCGGAAAAAGCGCTGCACCTCGCGCATATTGCGCGCAAAATCCGCCTGGTCGACCGTGAGGGCGTTCATCGCCGAGGCGGCGCGCTCGAGCTGATCGGCAGTACTGCTCGTCTCGGACGTAAGGGTGCCCTGCTCATCAACGGCGAGGTTGGTATTGTCCGTAAGCAGCCGCCGCAAGTCGAGCTGCTGCTGGTACGTCTGCCGCTGCTCTTCAAGCTTGTCGATGAAGTTGGACGCCTGCTGGTCTCGTTGTTTAAGTTGCTGAATTTGCGCCCGGATGTCCGCCGTTTGGCGTTGAAACTGCCGTTGCGCCGCAGCCCCCGAGCCAAATCTCTCTTGAGCGTCCTCAAGCTGACCTCGGAGGCCCTGCAATCGCAGCTGAATCCGGCGCCGCTCCTCTCGAAGTTGCCGTATGGCCGGGGCCACATCCTGAGGCCCGATTTGTACCCCAGCGACTTCGAATTGCCCGAAGTCAGTGATTGCCTCAGACAGATCAGAAAACGCTTGCTCAGTCTCTTCAGCAGCTTCTTCGGTTTTGTTAAAAAACTCCAGGAGCCCTGGCAGGGTCTGAAGTGCAAGCGTTCCGAGGGCCAGCACGCCCGTGGGACTGGTAAAAGCGCCCAGAAGTTTATTGACTGCGCCCCCCGTTGACCCGGACTGTTGTTGAAGCCTCTGGAATTGCTCCAACAGTAGCGGCATGGCGTTTGCAGCTCCGCGAATCCCAGCTGCCTGCATGTCCTGGAGCTGGTTCGTCAGCTCAAACGTAAGATTGGTCGCCGTCCCCGAGGCGCTCGACATCGACTGCATCGAGTCGCGCATCCGGTTTATCTGGGTGCGGGCCTCTGCACTTTCCTGCACGACGCTTGTAGAGAGCCGCTCGAACCCCTGCCCGGCCTCGATTGCTTCTAGCTCAAGCTCTGAGAGCGATCGCCCTGTCTTTTCGAGCTCTGCACGGGCCTCGCCGGCCTTTACGTCCAGTCGTATTACTGCTTCACGAGCCATTGTCTATTATGCTCTATTTGCTTCTTTACGTATGTGCTGGATTCCTATTGTTGGCAGCCGGCCTTTCGGGGATGATTGAGAGCCCGCACATCTCGCAACAGGTGCTGGTTGCGGTGCTTTTGTCCTCGGCATTTGTTTCAGTCATCACTGCCCGCGTGGTCCACCTCCTCACCGACATCCGCGACCACCTATCCCGCCGTCAGGCGGGGGAGTGAGTCAACCGGACGGCGGGAGAGTGAGTCAACCTGGCGGCGCCACCCGCTCGCGGGCCACCCACGCCGCCGCCTCCGAGCGCGGCAGGTCCCGAAGCCGCTGCCACTCGCTCGGGCGCTCGGTGTAGCGTAGGAGGAGCGCGTCGAAGGGGTGGGTGTTTTCGGCCACCTCCGAACGCAGCTGCGCCAGCTTCTGATGCCAGTCGCTTAGCGCTCGGCTGTACCGGGAGGGGTCGTGGTCGTCGTAGTCGCTCCGTTTGGGCCGCTGAGGGACTCGGTGATCGCCTGTAGTACCTGCGCTGAGGATGCGTCCGGCCCGCCGCTTCTCCCGTGACACCCTTCGATAAAATCCGCGCGCGCCTCCTGCACAAGTCCTGGCCGCAGATCCAGCACATCGGAGGAGGAGAGGTCCTCCGCGTCTTCGAAGATGATCTTCGCGAGCCGCAGGTGGTACTCGCCCCGATCAGTGACCTCACCGGTGATGTAGTCGTCGTAGACGCGCTCTGTGTCCTCTTCGGCCGCCCCGCCCTCAGGACCGCCCTCGGGGCCGCCCTCAGGGGCGATCTCGTCATACCATCCCCACCTGTCACAGACGCGCTTTTTTACCTGCCGGGCCACGAGCGCATCTGCGCTCTTGCGAAAAAGCTCGTGGAGCTTCTGCTCCTGGCGGTGCGTGGGGTACTCGATCACCTCGAACTCCCTTTCGGAGCCGGCGAGAATCTGGTACGTCATAGCGTGGGCGTAAGACTGTTTAGGTCATCGATGATGTCTTTGTCTGCTGCGTCCGACGGGTCGAGCCAGCGGGCGCCCTGCACCTCGAAGGCTCGCGTGAGCCGCTCGGTCGACTCCTCGAGCCGGTAGCTCGCTGGGGGCCGTCGGCTGCGGGTGACGATTTCGACCGATGGGGTCGTGCTGTTCGGGGCGCTCGCCGTCGGGTCGGGGACAAATTCGACGGTGGTGCCGGCAGCGACCTCTTGCTCGATCTCCTCAAACAGCTCGGCGGCGCTGAGCCCCCCCGCGTTCGCGTTCGCCGCCACCATGACCGAGCGCCACCGAATGACCGGAAGCTTGCGGCGGACGTCGGTCACGACCACGCCGTCGACGCGGCGAAAGTCATCGCGATCCTCGACGAAGCGCACCTCGACCTGATCGGCCCTATAGTCGTAGTCGGCGCTGCCGATCGTAAAGCGGGACGTGATCATCTGAACGCAAGATCCCCTGTATGCGAGATCACCTAGCCACGAACTGGTCGGACCCGTCGACGCGCAAGGCCGGGTCGGCAGGCGTGTCCCCGCTTACGTCTACGCTCAGAAAGTGCGTCCCAGGCGGCGTCGTAAGATCCGTGCGGATGCGGCCGCTCGAAGAACTGGTGGTCGAGGCGCTATCGAGCCCCGACCCGGCGTCGTCTTGCGCCTCGATCGTGACAGTGCCCCCGTTGGCCCCAAACCCTGCAGACAGGGTAAGGGCCGACCCATCGAGCGGGTAGACGAACGTCTCACTTACCCCGCCGCTCGTGTCAAAGGGCGCGAGCACGTTTCGCGTAAGCAGAACGCCGTGCGAGTCGGCCCCGCCCGCTTCGAGCGTCATCGCATACTCGGCTTTTTGCAGGGCCACCTCCGTCGGGGAGTACCCGCCCGCCCCCGTGATGCGGGCGGCGCGAGTCCACATGACGACCGCCTCGGGCATCTCAAGGACAGCTTTCACCGGCTGCCTCTCGTCCATCCACGTCGATACGTCGCTGATCCCGGCCACGTCGAGTGCAGACAGCCTAAGCTCCGACCGGTACGCCGCAAAGACGGTCCGCCCCTCGGGGTCTGTCTCTGTATCCGGCACCTCGCGGACCGTTGCCTCCGACTCGTCGGACACGTCGTCGACGAAGACGCGGGTGGCTGGACTGGTGCTGTCGTCAATGAGTCCAAACCGCTGGAGCGCACCGACGTAGGCCATAACACCTCAGCTTTTTGTGAAGGATGGGGAGAAGTCAAGCCGGGCGTTGTGTCCCGCCGCTGTCCGGGTGGGTAAACCGCAAGACGCCGGCCACAAGCGCGTCGTCGGTCGTCGGGTCGTAGCTGACCTCCGTCACCGGGCGAATCTCCAGCCACTTCGAGCCGCCGGAGTCTTGGATGACCCCTCCCTCGAGGGTCAGCCGCAGAAAGACCGTGTTTCGCGCGTCCATCTCGTCTTCGACCGTGTTGCCGTTGTTGAGGGTATCGACAAAGAGAAAGTCCATGTCGATCACCGCGATCTCGCCCTCCAGGCGAGAAACGGTAAAAATGGTCTGTCCGCTCGGCGTCTGCTCGTTGTCCGACACGGTCGAGTCGAGACTCGTGTCCCTCGTGGAGATGTCGGTCGTCGAGATCGCGCCGGTCGACGACGCCTGGCTGTTGACCTCGGCCTTGTTTAGCTGCGAGTTTTGAAAGGTGGCCATGGGCTTATGCTATTGAGTAAATATTTGTGTCTGAGCGAAGCGGATGTCGAGCGCGTCGACCATCAAGGTGAGCTCCCCATTGCTAATCTCCGAGCGCGTCCGGCTTCTCTTCTGGGCGTCCCCGCCGGTCGCCGCCGGCAGCTCGGTCAGGTAGTCGTTGCGAAGGCCATCGAGCTGCGTGCGGGCCGCCGAGCGCGCCGTGGCCCTCTGGCCGCACTCGACGGCGAGATAGGCCACGTACGTAATGAGGGCCTGGTAATGGCGGCCGCGCGTGTCGTCGGCGCCGTGCTCCTCTTCCTCCTCGCGCGGGTCGAGCGCCCAGGCCGGCAGGTCCGCCGTCCTGAGCTCGTCGGGAAACGTGCTCGGCCGGATCGCCGCGAACGAGCCGGTCGCCCGCGCCGCATCTTCCAGCAAGGCGCGGGGATCTGGGGGGCGAAGATCAGCCATCTTGAAATGTCATGGCTTGAGCTCTCGTAGGCGATAGATCTCATGGGAGGTAGATGTCAGCCAAGCTTCTCGGCCACGACCTCTTCGATCCGCTCCGGAAGGGTCTCGCCGAGCTTCCGGGCCGGCCCGGTCAGAAAGTCCTGTGGGGGCGTCCCGAACCGCTCGATCTTGCGCCAGACCGGGAACCACGCGCTCTCGTCCCCGAGCTTGCGCCGCGCCCACTCCTTGATCGGCGCGAAGGGGGCCCGGTGCGGGCGCGTCCCGTACTGGACGTAGGGGGCGTGGGCCACGTCCGGCCCCACCTCAAGCACGATTGCCTCGCGCCCTGCGTCTACGCTGCTCGTGACGCTTGCGCGAAGATCCCCCTGATAGCTTATGCCCTTGTGGTCGATCACCTTGGTCATCAGCGCCTCGCCCCGAAATCCGCTCTGCCGCATCTCTTCGGTTACAGCCTCGAAAAGCCCGGCGCTAAGCTCACCCTCCCAGCTTTTGCGCAGTGAGGCGCCCATAGCAACTTACTTGCGATAGCAGCTTGTTTGCGTTTTTCAGACCGCCTATGCGTGTTTCAGACCGCCCATACGTGCGAGGCGGCGCCTGCGAGGTCGCCGACAAGGCCCTCCGCTTGCTGTCGGAGGCGCCCCTGGACCTGCTCGACCTGCCCTTGCCTCAGCAGCTGGCGGATCGTTTGCTGCTGGTTGATCAGACCGAGATCGCGTACCAGGCCCCCTTTTTCGGAGAGGCGAAGGCCGCCGCGATTGCCGATGTAGGTGGCAACGGCAAAGAGGGCCTCCGCCTGCGCGAGCCGGTCGTACTCGCTCTCGCCAGCGGACTGATTCGACTCGATCCGATCATACGTGTCGCTCGTCACCAAGGACCGCGCCTCCCGCTCGGCTTTCCTCTCGTTTAGGTCCGTGCTCACCTCCGCCGCCACGTGCGTGGGCAAGTGGAGCCAGTCTTCGAGATTTTGTTGGGTGAAAAGAGCCACGAGAGGCACTAGAAAATCGAAGTATCAGGCCGTCGGTACGACGTTTTCGGGCGTTTTAGAAGTCTTGGAGGGCCTCGTACTTTTTCGGCCCCACGCCCTTGATCTCCTGCACATCCTCCCCAAGCGCCTTCGCGGCGGCGACCGTGCCGTAGCCTTCGCTGCCCAGACGCTCGGCAGCGCCCTCGCCCACCAGGTCGGCGAGGGCCGGCTCGTAGGAGGTCGCGTCCGGGTCCATCGCCGGAACCACCTCGATGGTCAGCGACTGAGGCACCGCCGAGTCGCGAGACGCCTTCGCCGCCTCGTACTTCTCGCGCACGACCTGCCAGTCGCGGTGGGCCTGCGGGACTGGTGAGGAGGGGCTGCCCGAGTCCTTCTCACTCGAGTGCTCCCCGCTCTCGCGACCCAGCTCGTCGGCGGGCGTGCCGATAATGACGGTCTGAACGCGGCTCCCCTCCTCGCCGGCCTCAACGGCCGGGACGCGGGCCTGTCGGAACGCGGCTTCAGGCCCGGCGGCCTCCCGGTGGCGCGGCTCGGGGGACGGGGTGTCGATGTAGACGAGCGTACGGGGCACAGCGCCTGTGGAAAAGAGCTTTGGTGGGAAACAGCGTTCGGTCGAAGAGGCAGGAAACTGTCTTTGAGCGCCGCTTTGTCAGGGAGCCCTTTTTACGCGTGCTCCAGCACGACGCCGCCGCGGTCCTTCTTTTCGGAGTGGTCGGTGTCCCAGTTCGAGCCGGTCTTCAGGGCCGAGTCGTTTGGGTTGCGCCCGCCGTTGGCGGTGTCCCACGTAAAGCCGAGCGCGTCGATCGTGATGGCGCTCTCGCCCTGCGCGCGAAAGGTCACGTTCTCCCCGCCGGTCTCGACCTCGTCGAAGATGCGGAAGGCGTCGGACTCGGACACCTGAATCGCCCCCTCCGTCAGGCCGAGCGTGTAGTACGAGTCGGTACCGGAGCTCACGCCGTCGGTATTGATCAGGTCTGCCGAGTCGGTCACGACGACGGGGCGCTGAAACGAGCCGGGCGCCTCGTTGTAGATCGTCGCAAACTCGGTCTGGTCACCGCTGGTGCTGATGTTGTTGCCGACCAGATCGTTAAACGCTTTCGAGTGCATCACAAGCGCGATCAGGTCCCCCCGCGCGTCGCCAAACGCCGAGAGCAGGTCGTTCAGCAACTGATGCTCAGCGGTGTTGCTCGATGAGCCGGACTTGTCGACGTAGTTGGCCGACTGATTCGAGAGGGCCGCCACGAGCACGCCGATCGCGGTATTGAGGTAGTTTTGGGCGGCGTCCTCGCCGGCCTGCTCGCCGAACTGAAAACTGAACTCCTCCTCGTCGGAGGCGATCGTTTCGAGAGAGTCGATCGTGTTTTCGACCGGCCCGATGCGGCGCTTCGTCTTGACCGCGACGTGGTCGCTGGTGGTCAGCGCCTCGGACGTGACCGAGCTGGTCGACGTGTCGTCTCGGTACGTCACGAGATTGGACATCCGGTCGAAAAACCGCGTCTTCGCGTAGTCGCCCTCCAGGTCCCGCATCTCAAACTGCAGGGCCTGCTGGGAGCTCTCGTTGAACACGTCGAGGTTTTGCCCGACGCCCTGAAGAAAGCCCGCCTCGAAAAACTCCGGGCGGATCACCTGATTGTTTGCTAGCCCAATGGCCATAGCTCAAAAAAGTGTGTGCCGAGAGAACGTTGAAAAGTAGAAAGCGCTAAAAGGTGCTGTCACCCGTCCATGCGCGGATGGTGGCCGTGCTCCTCTACGTAGCTAATTACCTCATCCCGTGACATCTCTTCCCAGCCGCTTGGTTGGGGTGAGCCGGGGGCGCTTTCCTCAAACCCGGATCCTCTCGTCGGCTCCGACTCGGCAAACAGAGGCTGAAACTCGTCCTGCTCCGACAGCTGATCGAGGCCCTCGCTGATCGAGGCGTAGCCGCCGTCCTCCCCCGGAAGGGGCGTGCCGTTTTCATCGGCCATCACAAAGCGCCCGTCGTCGGTCTCCTGGACCCGATCCTCAAGGGCCTGGAGAAGAAGCGGATCAGCGCCGCCGACGCTCTGAAGCGCCTTCGGGTCGATGTCGCCGCGCTCCCGAGCAGCGCCCAAGATCTTCTCGCGCTTCGTGCGCTCTTTGTAGCGCTGAAGCTCAGAGCGAAGCGGCTCGACCTTCTCCTCCTCGACCTGCTGGACGACCTCTTTGCGCTCGTCCTCATCCAAGTCGTACTCGGCGGCCACCTCCTTCCGAAACGCCTCGTCCTCCTTTAGCTCCTGTCGCACGTCGGATCGCATCGACGAGTCGAAGCGATCTTTGACCCGAGAAATTTCCTTCTCGTGGTACTCGCGGTCGACCACCTCGTCCTCGGATACAATCCTCTGCCCGTCTGGAACGTGCTCGTCGAGGTTGACGGTCACGGCCTCCCCGTCGTCGGTTTCGACTTCAGCAGTTGGCATGTGTCACGGTGTGTAATGAACGCTCGCTTTTGATTTGCCAGCGGTGGCGGGCCGCTGGGATCTCTCGGCTCAGGGACCGCTCCCTTCAAGAATCACTTCCTTTAGGGACCACTCCCTTTTCACGCGATGAGCTGCCCTGCCGGACGGGCCGCCAGTCGCGGACTGGCGATGATGTTTCGATCGAACGATTCTTCGGCTGGAAGATTTTCCTGCTACCCGAACGCTACGAGACCCCGCCTTGGTGCGCAACATCTTGTGGCATTTTTAATTCAGCCCACAGGCTCAGCGCTGCCCGTACACGACGCGCCGGACGGTGCCCGGGCTTACGCCGTGGCGCTCGGCGAGCAGCTCGAAGGCGCGCTGTCGGCCGTGCTCGTCTCGAAGATCCGGGTAGGCGCTCCGGATCCGCAGGTTGCGGTTCACGTGCTCGATCCGGCGGCGGTCCTGCTCGGAGGCCGTGTCGGGAATGGGCAGCGTGTCGGCCATGACAGGCGTTCGGCGCATTTTGTATCCGGGAAGAGGTGGACCGATAGAGCGTGATCCAAAAACGAAGTCAAGGCTGCACCGCTTGAATGCGGGTCCGACAATGCCCGTGGAACGGCGGCAGAAGGACGCCGCGCTCGGCGAGCTCCTCCGCGGAGAGCGCCCTGATGGAGTCCGCCTCGGGCCACGGGCTGATCTCCTTGATCGCTTTCGGGTCGCCAGATTCGACGAGCCGCTCGCGGTGGGCGACGGCATCGGCGACCTTGAACAGCTTTCCGTCCAGGTGGCGGCAAACGTCGGAGGTGCGCCGGTCTAAAATCGCGTCAATGCGGTACTCCTCAATCCCTGCTTGGACCATCCCCTCCACCCGGCCAAACTCCCTGGACTTGGTGGTCACGTCGTTGGCGAGAAGCTCCCAGTAGCTCTGAGACTTTTGAAACTGGACGGAGAACGTGTTTTGAAATTCCTGCGCGGCCTTGCGGCGGCCTAATGCGCCGCCTTCGTTTTCGAACACGCGCTTGGCGGCCGCGCGAAGGCGCCCCTGCACCTCTTGGTCGTAGTGGTTCCCAATCCAGAACGTCGCGTTGTCGCCGAGAAAATTTTGAAGGCGCCGGTCCTTGGCATTTATGCTCGCGGCCGCCCTCGCGGAGATGTTTTCCTCGCCGATCGCGTAGGCCGCGTCGACCGCCTGCACGACCCCATCGCGCACCGCCGAGCGAAGGCGAGACCGCAGAAAGGGTCGCATCTGCCCGACCGCCTGCTCGATAACGTCCGGAGAGACCGGCCCGCTTCCCGACTCGATCGTCTCGACGACCGAGCGCAGCCCCTGCTGCGTTTGCGCTTCCCACTCCCCCCGGAGCAGGCGCTCGAGCAAGGCCGCCACCTCTTCGGTGCGGGCCTGCTCGGTCCCAGCGGCGATGGCGCGAAGCTCGTCGAGAACCTCAGCCACGGCTTTTCACCTGATGTCACTGTTCATTTGGAGGCGATGTTTGCGCTTGCTGCACCCGGTTTCGGAGGTTCGCAATGCGCCGGTCCGACGGCCGGCTGCCAGAGGAGGGCCGCCCGCCGGAGACCGTGATGGCGGCTTCGAGCCCCGCCTCGTCCTCCTCGGGGATGCCTTGGAGCCTTGCAATTTCCATCGCCGCCTCTTTTTTCGTCGCGTCCGACGCGGGGACCGACCCGGTCGGAAAGTACAGGTCCTTTAGGCTCATCGCCTCCGCGTCGGCGTCGAGCGGCGCGTAATCGGTGCTTCGCTCGACGCTCGGAACCGGCCACTGCTCGGGGCTGGTCGGGCTGGCGATCTGGGCGAGCCGCCACAGCACGGCGTTCTCAAACTCGTCGGCGCGGTCGGAGAGGTGCACCAAAAACGCCTGCCGGCCGCGCTGGTCCTTCTGTTGGATTTCGGTGGCCGTCTTCTCGCGGGCCTCGTCCTCCAGCTGCTGAAAGGCCGTGTCGTACATTTCTTGCACCTCGCTCCGGTACTGATCGTAGGCGTGTTCAATCGCCGCGTAGTCCGGCACGAGCCAGCTTGCGGACTCTGCGCGGATCAGGTTTGCGCCCGCTTGAAGGGCGTTGACCGTATCCTTGTACGCTTGGTCGTCCGCCTGCACGTGCAGCTTCGGGTGCGCCGCGAGGCGAAGCATCATGCGGATGTCGCTCAGCTGATTGAAAAGATACTCCTGGTCTTCTGCGATATTCTCCGGGATGTCGCGATCGAAGCCGAGGTCGACGTACCCGACCGGAAGGATGCGGCGCTCCCGAGCGGTGGTCTCGTAGAACGGCGTCTCCCACGACTGCATCCCGCCGATCGGCTCTCCATCGTCGTCGTAGCGGCGGTACCCATCTAAGCTGTAGTGCACGTATTGGGTCGTCGTCTCGTGGTCGTCTTCGATCGAGTCGCGCGCGTCGACCGCCTCGGTCACGACCACGTCCGTCAGGCGCCCGTCCTGGTGGATCCAGTTGGTGACGCTCTCAGGATCGAGCAAGATTACGCGCGGCTCCGGCTGCGCCTCCGTCGGCCCATCGACTAAGTACCAGAGCCTCCGGTACAGGAAGATCTGCTTTAGGGCCTGGGCTTGCAGTGACGACCACGTCGTCTCCTTTCCGTCGGCGTTCGTTTTGAGGTGCGCAGCCGTCGAGCCGGTCTCCTCCGGGTTCCCGAGCGGCCCCTCGCCGGTCTCCGGGTCGACCCACCGATTTTCTTTGTAGCCGGCAAGCTGCACGGCGCCGACGTGCCGGTCGACGATCTGCGCGAAGTGGGGGGGAAACTTGCTGATGCGGGCGCGCTCCCCGAAGGCATCGGGGTTTTCGCCCTGGGCCCGGCGGAAAAGATACTTCCCCAGGTCGGGGCGTCGGTGGCGCCGCTTTGGCTGAAAGCGGCCCTGCTTGCCCCCGAGCTCAAGGCCCTCCTCCCGCGCGATGCGCTGGGCCCGGTCGCGCGCCTTGCGCAGGGCCGCGCCCGAATACAGATCGCGCACGTACTCGTCGCGAGCGAGGGAGTCGCCCTGCCCCTCGCGGCGCATCGGCTTGTGATCGGGGTGTTTTTGCGTGACCCAGTCGGGCATGTTGGCACCGGCGTTGCTGCGAAGAAAGCTGCTAAGCGGTATGCTACAAGGGGATGTTCGCCCCGCCGCCCGAGCGCCCCGTCGAGAGCATAAGCTCAGTCAGGGCCCACACGAGGGCGTCGACGTGGTCAGCGCTCTCGTCGGTCTGTGGGTTCCAAGTCGTCATTTGGTCCTCCAGGGCGGGGTGCGCGCCGACGTGCTCGACCTTGCCTTGCTCGTAGAGAGCCGCGACCGGCTCGGCGCGCTGCTGCTTCCCCCGGCTCGCGTTGACCATGGTCACCGGCACGTTCGCATCTGCCGTGCGCAGCGTCGACTCGACCATCTCGCCGCCGAAGTTTTTCTCGGCCACCACGCGGTCGGCCTCGTGTTGGCGGTAGGCGCTGACCACAGCCTCGGCCCATGCGTTGGGGCTTCCCTTCATGGAGTGGTCTCCGAGGACGTAGGCGCGCTCGCCCGCCGTGCCCACGGCGACAATTCCGACCTCATCGGGCCCGCCGCCTGCCGGATCGACGCCCACCGCGACGCGATCCATTTGCGGCGGGTCGCTTGTTCGCTGGATGTCTTGCCACGACCAGAGCGCCCCTTCGGCCTCGATAAACTCCCCCTCCATCTCTTGCCTGCGAAAGCGCTCGGTGTACTGCTCGCGCAGGCTTTCAACGAAGTCGTCGGGGAGATGCGGATTTTCGGTCGTGCGGGCCCGGATCGTCTCGTGATCCTCGCCCGCCCTATCGATAAAACGGTCGTAGACCCAGTTGTGGCCTTTCGGCGTCGTGGTGAGCCACGCCCGCCCCGGATCGAGGCGAAGGCGCCCCAAGAGGATATCCCACGTCTCTTCGGAGACCTGCGCCGCCTCGTCGATCCACGCCCACCCGAGGTTAAGCCCGCGCAGGCGCTCGGGCTTGTCCGCCGACCGGAAAAGCACGCGGCTGCCGTTCGCCATGTCGGCGTAGAAGTCCGCCTTGTTGAGCGACTCCGTGCCGCCTTGAGCCAGCTCGCGGAAGGTCGGGAGCACCACGTCCTTGAGCATCGGGTACGTTGGGGCGACTACGCACCCCCGTTTTGCGCGTTGACACGCCACGAGCGATGCGAGGACGCCGGAGTAGGTTTTGCCGGCGCCGACACCCGCGATAAAGGCGCGGTATCGGACCGTAGACCGCAGGAAACGGTATTGCGGCGCAGTGGCCTGTATATTTAACTCAGTCGTCGCCATCGGGCGGTTGGATGTTGACGGTAAAGCCGTCGGTGCTGTGCTCCTGCTCAGTCTTCTTATCGCTCCAGTCGTCCGGGTGGTAGTTGCGCATCACGTCCATCAGCGCCTTGTAGTGGTCCGCGTGCTCGCGGTCCTCGATGAGGCGAGCGTGGTACGCCTCCGCCTTCACCGCAAGGTTTAAGCGCGCCTCCTCAAGGGTCGTCTGGACGGTGACGTATTTGTCGGCGTAGCGGTAGATGAGGGCGGGGGAGCAGTCCAGTACGCGGGCCGCCTGTGCCACGACACCACCGCTTTGGCGGATCGCGTCTCGCACTTCTTTGGCTGTATACTTTTCAGGGCGTCCCATGTGCGTGCGTGTAGGGGCATATCAAAACCATTTCGACTCTGTTGATATTCGCTTCAAAATAGCTTGTCTCATTTTCTCTCATAAAGCTATATTTTGGTGCTGAGAGCCTCGTCCGGCCCGTAGTATATTGGTATTTGCGTTTAGAGAACGCCCTTCCGTCGTTTGGTGTCTACAAGGCGGTTCTCCCTTCTAAAAAGCGTTCTCCAAACGCAAGTGGTCACTGAACCGAAGGCATTGATCACTCTTCTGAGAGTCTGTCGAGCACCCCAGCCCTCTATAAGCAGGTATTTTTCGCGGTCGCCTACTTTTGCCTTTCCAAGGGGGTACACCCACCCTAAGCAGCCCTCTAAGACGGAAGGAGGTCGCCGTTGCCTCACGCCTGCAAAATTTGCTTTCGGTTCACTCCCGGCAGTGAAAGCGCCTAAGACGCATGAGTATAAGTACTGTAATAGACTAAGCACCAATTCTTTCTGCCGATGGACCACGTAGCTTTTATTCGCCCTCGCCCCCTTGACGCCCTCCTCTCCGGAGAAAAGGAGTGGGAGGTGCGCCTGAGCAAGCGTCAGACCCCAATTCAACAGGTCTCTGCCGGAGATCGCTGTCTCATTAAGCGCTCGGGCCACGGCGTAGAGCGCGCCGGGCGCGTCGCCGAAGCAGCCACGTTCAGAAACCTCGCCCACGAAGATATTAAGGCCCTTCAGCGAGCGTTTGGCAGCGGCCTCGACTTTGAAACCGAATATTGGCAAAAGCACGCTCATGCAAACTGTGTGGTGCTGATTCAATTTGGCGAATTTGTGCCCGCGTCTCTTCCCGACAAGTACACGCCGAAGGGAGTCCAGCTCGGATGGGTCGCTAGGTTTTCTCATTTCGAGAAGGCTCAGCTCAAGAGCCCAAATGCCTCGGCCTCCTCATAATTCGGCTCGCCTTTAAATTCAAAACCGGCTGTGATTCGGCTGGTGGCTTTCGTCTTTTCTAAGTCATGCCCTGAATCACTGGGTTTACTTCTGCTTGGTGGTCTCGTCATATCCCACTTCTTAGACTTTGCGAAAGAGTGGACCATCGCAGGGTGTGACGTTGTGATCGAAACCGGCTCCTTTTTTGCTCGAAAGAGAGAACAAACGTATTCGGTGGCGGCATTGCCGATTCCAATTCCCTGATACGAGGGTCGACACACGACCCGCGATACCCGCCACGACGGCTTATATGGGTGGGGGAAGTACTGCACGGCGACGAGAACGGCGGGCTCCTCACTTACGAACCCGCAGAAGAAAAAACAAGTCGGGCTCACGGAGTGGCTCAGATAGTGATGCTCGCGGAATAGTCGCCACGCGTCTTTATGTACTCGCCGAACCCGGACTTTAACTTCTGGCCGTTGAAGACAATCCCGCGCAAGACGGGCGGTGTGCGGCTCATAGACCCAATCGGGCTCTAGCCAGTCTACTACGTCGTAGTGACACGTCACGCCGACAAATTTCTGATCGCGTCGGCGCACCGTCTTTTGCACGGCGTTCGCCCCAATCTTTGCGACGGTCCGGTCAATGACGCTGGTGAACTCGTCAATCACGCACAGGTCTTGCTTTTCAGCTAGCGCCCGCGCGATCATGGCTCGGAACTGCTCCCCCATAGAGAGGACGCCATACGGGCGCAGCCACGTCGGCGGAGAGCTAAAGCCCACGCTTGATAGGAGCATCGTAATGTCTTTTAAACTCATCACCTCCGGGAACGCATCTACCAAACTCTTTTCCTCGGGCCAACCGAAGCCATCTACGACCGCATCGCCGAAGATCTCGTGTGCCACGGTCGTTTTTCCCGTGCCCGACGGGCCGACAATTAGCCCCACGTTCCACTCTTCGGGAAGGTCTAGCTCTACGTCCCATTCTTCCCGAGAGCCCTGCTCCGGCTGTAGGTCAAACATCCCGCAAAGCTGCTTTACGCGGGGCGTCTCCTCAATATGTGACTCCCTTACAATATGAGCGCTTCGCATTCGTATCCGTTAGATTCAAGCTGCTCTATGAGATCCTGCTGCTGAAACTCGTCCTCACACTCTACGATCACCTTAAAGGTAGGCTCTAGCATGTCGCTTTGGTCTTCTGCCCCGACCTCCATTTCAAGATCATCTAACACCTCGTTTAGGTCTTCACTAGAATACCCGGTGCCCGCAAACCCGTCCTCCGTCGTCTCCAGGCTTTCGAGAAGGTCCGCCAACGGCTCCGGCTCGCGCTCGGCTTTCTCTGCCGTGCGGTTGTCTGCCAAAAGGATACGCATTGCCGTTTCGTCGTCACATTCGACGCGCTCTATGGGCACCTCCGTGAGGCCCACGTCTTGGGCCGCGCGCCAGCGGTGCTCTCCGGCTAAGATCTTGCCGGTTGAGCCCCGCACGACGATCCGGCCGTAGAACCCGTTCTGTCGGATGCTTTCGGCAATCGCCGCCACGTCCCCGTCATTCGGGTTCGCCGGGTGCGCCTCGATTCGGTCGATGTGCACCCGCTCTTCGGTGTGGTTGATGATCTCAGGCATGGCAGTTGGAGCAACGCGTTATCCCTCTCTTAAAGCACCGTATCGGTTTTAAAGGACACTCTCGGTCTGATACACCTGAAGCCCCGCGTCTGAGAGCGCAAGCGCCTGCAGGTCCCCGGTGCCGACCAGAGTCTCCGTCACCTCCGACCCGTTCCAGCCCAGGCGATGGACCGCCCCCTCGCCGTACGGGTCGTCGCAGGCGTAGATGTCGAGCAACGGAGGGCTTTTCAGCCGGTCCAGCACCAGGTCTACGTCGATGGGCGTGCCGGTGAAGCTTGGATGATCCGCCAAGGTATTTGCCGCCCTATGCGTGATCGTGGCTCCAGAGTCGGCGCTCAGGGGTTGCCCGGACGAGAAGGTGGTGGAGCCGTCATACGGGTCCCATTGGGCGGCAAAATCGTCTGCGTCTTCTGCGACAGCCGAGTCTGCAATCACATACAGCCTGGGGTGGGGCATTACAAGGAGTACCAGTCTTGAATATGACTTCGTATCTTCGATCTTTGACTGCTTGACAGTTTTGAATCTAAAATAACCCCTCCATTTATCAATCCTTCCCAGTGGTTTCCTCCTCTTTGGCTTCCTATCGTCATATCTTCCAACGTTCCGGTTCCAGCGTTACCTTGAGCGACCGATGTCCCATCAATGATAATTTCAGAATTTCCGCCATCGAAAACTGCTTCAAATACGTGATCATTTTGGTCGGCTTGACCGTCAGTTAATTTGTTATAATCCCATATACTCCAATCTGATGATTTAGTTCTTACTATCTGCCTTGTACTGTTTTTATTATTGCTATTTCCGTCTACAATATGTTCTGTAGCTGGTGATACATTTAGTGATGCGACCCAAAAATGAGTTGCAGGCGTTGTAGTAAAGTTATTGTTGCTTATCATTTGATCACCACTCCCGTCAAAATTCGCTCCCCACCGCCCCCCAATCGAGTTTTTATCGAGCGTCGGCTGATCGGCGGTTGTGGTTTGAATGGCGTCGTGCTCATTGCCAGAGGCGTCAAATAGCGTCGGAATCGAGCCGGAGTTGATCTCGACGGCAGACGCGGACACGAAAAGAACCAGATCCGACAGGCCCACGCCGGAGAAGCCCTTGACCGTGCGCACGATCGGGTCGTACAGGTCTTCTAAGGAGCCGTCCTCGATAGAGCCGTTTTCGCCCTTCACGCGGTCGCGGAAGGTCTCGGTCTCCTGAAGCAGCCCCCCGGCAAAGCGCGGCCATCCTCGGGACAGAAAGGAAGAGTGCTCTGGCATATCCTGAAGCAGGCGTTAGGCGAAGGAGTGAATCACCCTCGCACCGCTCGCACGGCGCCGCTTTGAAGCTGGATTTTATCTAAAAGCCCCTCGACCCAGTAGTCGCCGACCGCCTCGCCGGCCTGCGGGTCGTCCCCATCGATCGCCTCCGAGCCGCTGTCAAACGCAGACGTCCCGTCGAGGTCCTTGATCACAACCCAAAAATCCACATCCGGATGGTAGGTGTTGTTCGCATCATCCGTCCCAGACCCGGCGTGATGGGTCTTCGTGTCGTTGATGTAGTCGGACCCTTTCGATCCGAGAGATATCGATTCTCCGTAGCTTCCGAGTAGCGTGCTCATGGTTACAGATGCAGTCGTCAAATGAGAAAAAGCGCAATGGCCACCGAGAGGGCCCCGCCGAGGTGCCAGGCGCCATGCGCGGGGTGGTCCGGCTGCCCGCCCCCTACCCACTGGTCTACCGCGATGCCTGCTGCCACAGGAACGGGAGCGACCAACCCGATCCACCCGGCCTGCCACGCGAGCAAGCCGATCGCCAGCGCGGCCCACACAGGACCGTGGACGTGACTATCGATCTGCCACGTCCGGGCCGAGTAGGTCGCCGCGGCGACGGGGACAATGGTCCACACCTGCGCCGTCACGGGCGACAGAATTGCCGCATTGACGACCACGAGGTACGTCATGACGGCCGCCACGTCGGCCCGCTGCGCCCAGCGCGCGTACGTGGAGTGGTACGCGGCCGAGCACGCCGCGAGGGCCACGCCCGCCCCCCACACGATGGCAAAAGTCACCATGTCAGGCAGCGCTGCAAAGGCCGCGAGCGGATAAAACGCGTTGGACCACACCACGTCGTCGGTGGCGTCGCCCGTTCGGCCCGTGATGGCCCACCACACGCGATTCGCGGCCATCGGGAAGAAAAAACTGCTGAGCACGGCCGCCGCCGCAAGCGGCGCAACGAGCGCCATGAGTAACTTCGGGATCCAGATCATAGCAAAGCTTCGGTTGATGCCTCCTTTAAGGTGAGGGCGTGTCCTGGGCGGTCTCGACGGCAAAATCGGTAAATTGCTCGGGGTCGAGCGGCTTCATGTCGAGCCGCTCGCGCAATTCGTTGAGCCTCTCGACGAGGCGAGCAATCCGCTGCTTCATTACCTCGGACCGAAGTTCCTCCCGCCGGCGAGCGTGGCGCTCCTCCGCGAGGGCCTTTTCGTTCTCCTTGATCCGCTTACGCAAGCGCTTGGTCTCCTCTTGCAGCTTGTCAATTTGGCGGATCAAATCGTCCCGGAAGGCCGCCTGCGCGTCGGTCCTCAGCCCTGCGTAGTCTAAGACCCACTCTAGAACCTTCACCACGGCTCCTCCGGAAAGGGCAGCGATCACGTAGTTGGTCACACTCAGCTGAACGTGGTTTCTTCAAAATACGCGGCGATGCCGGCCCGGTAGGCGCGCAGCAGGTCCATCTGCCCTTTTGTCAGCTTCCACGCGTCTGAGCGATTGGATCCGAACGCCGGCTCGCAGACGACCGCGGGCATCTCGGTGAGATCCAGGAACGGCCACCCGACCTTTTGCTTTAAGCCGCGGTTTTTCGTCCCGAGTGTTCGGGTTACGGTTTGCAGGAGGCCTCTTGCCAGGCGCTTCCCCTCCGCCGAGTCGGCGCAGTGCAGCATCTCTGTGCCGTTTGCTGTCGGGTCTTTGAAGGCGTTGAAGTGCAGCTCGATCGCCGCATCGGCCCCAAGCGCGTTGACCCGGTCGGCGAGATCCGCGTCCGGTTCTGCGTTCGGGCGCTCGACCAAGTGGCCGGTGATGCCCACCGTCTGCAGCGAGCGCACCAACTCCCTTGCAAACGGGCGCCAAAACCCATACTCATGCGCGGTGTGCTCCCCGACCCTAAGCGCCGCGCCTGGCGCATCCGGGTGGTGGCCGATGACGACCGCAACCGATGGTTCGTCAACCGATGGTTCGCAGGGCATACCTGGGGGACTTTTTGCAAAGCACTCCTTCTGGGGCGCCGATCATTCAGCGTTTGCCGATCCACCGGTCAAGAGGCCGTGCAGCGCCTTGGCGATCAGTTCCAAGCCGCGGTCAAAGATCATCTCCTCGCCTACCCTCGGCAGGTACGGCACGTCCACGAGCGCGTCGAGCACGGCGGCGGCTGCATCCAGCCACTCTTGGGTTGTGGCCTTGCCTTGCAGAAGATCGAGGGTCGCCGCGCGGAACTCCGTCTCGGCGGTGGTCAAGAGGAGGCCTTTTAGCGCCGCGCCGATCGCCTCGAACGCCTGCTGAAAGAGGCCCTCCTCGGTCGCTTCGCTGATGTAGGGAAGGTCCACGACGCGGTTGATCTGCCGCTGCGCGAACCACTCCCACTCCGGGACGCTGATCTCCCCAGCGAGCAGGGCGGCCGTCGCCTCGCGGAAGGTCTGGTCTTTGGTGACGCCGTCGAGGTCCTCGGGCACGAGCTCGCCGATTTTGGTGGTGGCGTTGGTTTCGAGGTCGGCGGTTGTCATCTCTGTACTTGAGGCGCTTTGTGAGGTCATAAGAGGGCGAATCATTAGGTGAGAAAGACGTCGTAGGGGCGCCTTGGTGAGCAAAATCACTCGACGACCAGCCCGGCGAGCTCGTGAAGGGTTCCGTCGCTGTAGAGCCCGTCGCCGCACAGGTCGAGATCATCTTCGGTGCACCCGATCCAGGTCGCCTGCGTGCGGTAGGCCACCTCGCGGCTCGTGTCCTGCACCTCGATACGGATCCTCTCCCCTTCGGAGTAGCCAAAGCTCGTAAGCGAATCGGTGCCGGCGACGGCGAAGATGATGCCCTCCTCGGTCCACGCGCCGTAGCCTACGCACTCTCCGCCCGCGTAGGCGGCAAGCGTGTCGCCGGGCTCGGCGTAGCCGACCGGAGAGATCGGCAGCGAGTCGCGGGCTGCCGTGACCGTGGCATTGAAGGCGTTCGATTTGCACTCCTTCGCGTACGTCCACGTCGGCTCCTGCCCCTCCGGTAGCGGACGTTTTTCTGTCAAAAGCGTATCGAGGTGCATCCACATCGCCCGCACGCATTCGAGCTTCTCGGTGACGCCAGGCGGCAGAAAAACGTTTTTTTCGTCGGTGATCAGCGCCCCAGTCACCTCTTTGGCGGACTCTAAGTCATCCATCGTCTCGGACAGGGACCACGACGTGTCTTGCACCATGCCGGGGCAGTGGTAGCGCCAGTCCGTCCCCGACTCCGTCGATACTTTCGCTCGGCCGAATACGCCGCTTTGCCGCGGCGCCTGGTACACCCAGGCGGAGTCGCCATTCGGGCGCACCCACACCTCAACTGGGTCCTCTTCTGTGGCCCAATCGCCCTCGGGGAGCCATGAAGGGACCCCTGTAGACTGAGCTGCCACCGGGCCCGCAGCAGCCGAAATGAGAGCAGCCAATAGGAGCGTAAGCGTCAGTCCTCGCAGTAGCGTTTGCATCGGTACGTGAGTAGGTTAGATACATTTAGCGGTGCGCGAAAAGAAAACGTGCCGAGCGAGCATCGCAGCAAGCGTGTACTTACAGTGAAGGTTTGATGCCCGCTCGGCACGGGACTCGTCAGATTACGGTGCTCGTCAAAAGGGTCTCTCGTCAGAACAATCTTTCGTCAGAACGATTTTTCGTCAGATCCCGGCGCCAACTTTCCAGTGCCACTGCCGGACCCACACGTGATCGCCGCGAGCGTCGGCGTAGGCGTCGTAGTCGTCGTAGCCCTCAGCCTGGGCAAACACGTCGCGCACCTCCTTTGCGTCGCGGCCCCAGTAGATGCCGTGATCCGTTCCGCCGGAGAAGATGCGGTACGGCCACTCGTCGCTGGGGCTATCGCTATTGGACCGATCGCTTGAGCGGTCATTCATCCTCGACCAGGCGCTCGGCGAGGCGCTCGACGCGCTTTTTCGCCAACTGCCACCGGGTGTCCACTGCTTGAAGCTGCTCGGGCGTGAGAATCTTTTCCTCGATCACGGAGATTACCTGAAGTAATGTAATGGCCGCCTCGCCTGCGACTTGCGGCATGCGCTTCATGCGGGTGTGCAGGTCCAAAATCTTTTTCTTTCGCTTCTCGACTGGCTCCTTCTCGCCAGCGAGGTACAGTCCGATTGCGTTTTTCGTCGTGCCCAGCTCCTCGGCGAGGGCCTCGTGGCTCTCGTGCCACGCCACGAGGCGCTCCAGGGCCGCGCTCCACTCGCGCTTCTGCCGGCGCGCCTCGCTTAAGTCTTCGGTCTTTTTGTACCGGTCTGTGTCGGGCATCGAGGATATGTCCTCGTTGGGAAAGCGATATCAAGGGTCTCCTCAAGAGCCCCCTCAAGGATCTCCTGCAAAAGCAAAAGGGCGGCCCTCCTCGCCGTAGCATCCAGGAGTTCTGGTGCTGCGGCAAAGAAAGCCGCCCTCATCAAGGGCTACCGATAAAATGGATTCCTAACGGCGGTGGGCTTGCTCGTAGTAGTCGGCCCCTGGATAGACGCGCACATGATCGTCTTCCCCAGCGTCAGCAACCTCCAGCTTCGCGCCTGGAGTGTCTTGTCGCACGTATTCGGGGAGGGCACGGAGGACCTTCTGCAGCAGGTCCTGGGGCACTTCGGCGAGGTCGTCCGGTAGGTCGATGCTCATGCAGGTGGGCAGGGGCTGGTGGGGACCCGAGTGGTGGAGACTCAGTCTGGTGGGGGGCCCTGGAGTCGTTTTAAAGTATGGGCTGGAGCGGGAGGTTTCAAGAGATCAAACTTTGTGCCTGGGGAGCGTCCGCTGCGCGCGTGTAGGGGTGTATTAAGTCGGGCCCGTGCGAAGCGTTAGCGTGATCATATTTTTTGTGTCTGAGACACTATTTTCTCTGAGACACTATTTCGCAGCTGCCACTTGGTCTTCAGCTCGCGGACGGAGGCCATCGGATATGATCGGTTGTCGAAGGGGAGAAGTCAATTTGCAATTCCTCGAATCTGCTTTAATCGAAGCAGCTCCTCCTGCTCCATCCCAAGCCGCTTGGCAATATCCGGGTCGCTTACACCTTGGTGGGCGAGGCTTTCAACAAGGGCTCCCATGAGCTCCGTCTGGTGCTCTCCTCGCGCTTGATTGTGGCGGACCGTCGCCGCCTTGCGCTCGGACGTACCCCGGCCGATCGTCGTCACAGGGATCTCGGCAAGCCCGAGTCGCTCTTTCATCACGAGGTAGCGATGGAAGCCATCGACCACGACATACTGATCTGCCTCCGCGTCGCGGCTCGTGACGACAGGCTGGGTGACTCCGTCCTTTCGAATTGAGCGCTCCAGAAGGTCGAGCTCGGGGACCGCGACGCGGTTTGGGTTGTAGTCGTTTGCCACCACCCTCGTGGCCAGCACGAGACGTGCGCGAGCGCAGGGAAATGATATGGCCTTGTCCGATGAAAAGTCCTCGGGCGTTACAGAATCTCTTTCCATTTTTCCTTCCAGTCTTGTGAGTCGGAGCGCAATTGCGATTGGACGGGCAGGTTGTTTTCCCAGTCGTTCAGCAGCAACTGTCGCACCTGCTGCCGGTAGGTGTGCTCATTGTCGTGGTGGTTCTCGAAGCGGCTGAGGAAGCGCTCCTTCCGCTCGATCGGTGCCGTTTCCAAGAGGTGGTCGCGGTACGCCTTCCACGAGTCGAAGCGCTCTGGAAGCTGACGAGCGTTGTAGACGCTCGGGTCATCGGCGTAGCGGGCCGCGGCCGTGATGCCCTCCAAGCGTTTGATGAGAGCGTCATAGGTCTCGTGCTCGAACTCTTGCAGCTCGGTGAGAGACGTATACGCCTTCTCGTGGATCAGATTAGAGACGCGGTACTGCGTGACGTTGTGGCCCTCGTCCTTGGCGTGCATGTAGTCGTAAACCCGGTTGTAGTCCACGTCGTGGTCGTAGAAGTACTGAAAAATGTCGCTGAACGACCAGTCGTAGAGCGGGTAGAGCTTGAGGACCTCCTCGCCAGCCGTGCTCCAGAGAACGTCGTCAACGCCGGGGTTTTTGATGACCGCTCGAAGGCGGTTCAGACTCTCCTCCGCCCGCAGGCCCACGAGAAAACACGTGCCCTCGTCCCACTGGCCTTCGAACCAGTCGATGAAGGGGTAGAAGCGCTGCGGGTAATCGGCGTCGAGGTTGTGGATTGCAAGCGGGTGCTTGTCTCGCATCCAGTCCTCCCCCGCGCCCCAGGCGTACAGGAACTCCTGCTCGTAAGAGGTTGCGTTCGTCATGTAAATCGGCACCTGGTACCAGTGGGGGACGACCATGTCTCGACTCATGATGCCGTCGATGACCTCAATAGTAGAGGCATACTCTGCCTCCTGGTCGAGAAAGAAGGCATGAACGTCCCGGCCCCGCCGCTCGGCTTCCTCATAGGCGAGCTCGAACATGACCTGCGAGTCTTTTCCGCCGGAGACTGACATCACGATCGTCTCGAACTCATCGAAAGCGAAGGCGACTCGCTCCCGGGCCGCCTCTAAAACGGTCTTGTTCATATACAGCCGGTCGCCTTTCCCACCAACGGGCTCCCCCTCACGGGTACGCCAACGCCACGCCTTGGAGTGGCTGCGGTGAGCATAAAACTCTGCGATCCCTTTTTCCTGCTGGAGCCGAAGCACTTCTTCGGCTCGCATGCCCAAGTGCTTCGCGATGCGCTCGTTGCTCCAGCCGGCCTCTGCTAGATCGCTGACGAGCTGCTCCGTGAGGTCGACTTGGTGCTTGCCTCGGGCTCGGTTGTGCCGCACGGTCGACGCCATTCGCTCGTCGAGGGGCTTGTCAAGAACGACCAGCGGGACGTGCGAGCACCCGAAGCGGTCGCGGAGAATAACGAAGCGGTGAAAGCCGTCGACGACAATGTACTCGCCTGCCGCGTCGTCGTGATAGGCCACGAGGGGCTGGGTAAAGCCGTCCTTCTCGATGCTTTTTTCGAGAAGGTCCATCTCTTCGCGTGCCACCTCGTTCGGGTTGTACTCGTTGGCGACGACCTTTTCCGTGGGGGCGAAGGTGACGTCGAGGCACGGCAAGTCAATCGCATTCGCATCCATAGCATCGGGCTTGCTCGGTGGAAAGGGCACGAGTGAGGGTGTCGATGGCCTGCCACTCCGACCACGCCTCGTCGTAGACGAAGCCATCGACGTTCGTGTCGCTGCGAAAATAGTACAGGGTCGCCTCCGGATCAATGCTTCCGATCACGTCGAGGGCGCCGGTCTGATTTTGGTTGATGGGCGTCTCGAAAAAAATTACTGAGTTGGCCCGAATGGGGCGGTTATCGTGGGTCGTGTACGTGCGATAGTCACACCGGACGTCCGCGCCTCGCTTGCGAAGTGCCGACCGAATTTTTCGGTTTTGGCTTTTGAGGTTGGTGAAAAGTACGGGCTCGGCCCCCTTTGCCGCGAGTCGTCGAAGAAGGTCGGTGAGCGCGTCGTACCGGCTGCCGAGCGCGTTCGAAAAGTCGGCGAGGCGCGTTACAATCTTGCGCGGGCTGTCCCACTCCTCAAAGAGCTCTTCCTTCCGCTCAGCGTAGGATGCAGCCTCTTGGTCGGACACCTCAGTGTCGACGTGTTCGACAGAAGGGAGGAAGGCGTCGTACGCGATGTGACACCAAGGCGCCATTTTCTCAGCTAGGTGCTCGGGATCGTGAGCACGACGCTGGCGGCCTTGATCGTCTTCCTCAAGATAGTCGTGCTCGAACGTATATCCGTTCGGATAGCCCAGGATGTCACGGGTCAGGTAGGAGAGAGGCAGGTAAAGCTTGCTCACCTCATCGGTGAACGGCACGATGTCGATCCAGTAGCGGTGCGGCGTCTTTTTCCGGAGTCGGTGCAGGTACCGAAACTTGTCGGAGTCGAGCCGCGAGTAGCGGGCCACATTCTCCATCAAGAGAACTGCGCTCGGGCCCGCGTAGTCGTGCAGTCGCAAAAACTTGTCTCGCTTTGTGAACTGCTCGATCGGCACCACAAGCATCTCCGGATAGGTCTCTTCGGCGTACTCTTGGATGGCTTTGGGACAGAGGTAGAGAAACGTCGCCTCGGGATGCTTCTTCTGCAGGAGGCGGATAAAGCCATCCTTCACAGAACGCTGCTTCGCCAGGAGGCCAAAGACATCCTGCTGCCGAAGGCGCTCTCGGAGGTGAGAAAGCTCCGCCTCAATGCTGTCATCGACGGAAAAGTCAAAGGCGAGCTGCTCCATTGTCCGGGGGAGAAGTCAATCGTCGAGGGTCAGTTCCAAGACGCTATACTGGCCTCGCTCGCGTTTCTTCTCGAAGCCGCGGTCCTCGATCACGTGCAGGGCCGGCTCGCTCGTTGTCGTCCGGAAGCGGCTGTGGCCGTCCTTTTTGAGGTCTGCGAGGCGACGATCAAAAAGGGCCGTGTAGACCCCTTCCTCCCGCCAGTCTGGCCGTGTCCAGGCGTGCCGGAGAAGCACAACGCCGTTTTTTTGCCGCTCGGCCGCGTTGAATCCGAGCACAGTTCCGCTCTCCTCGGCGAGCCACCAGGTAAACGACTCGCCGGAGCGCATGGGGAGACCGAGCTCACGTTGCACCTGCATCGACGCAAAGAAGGGCCCCAGGCGCTGCCAGAAATCACCTTCACCATGCTCGTACCTTAGGATGTCCATCGGTCTACAGCGACTGCGTGAGGTCATCGAACGCGTCCCCATCCTCTTCTTTTACCTCCTCGACCTCTCGCTGAAAAGCAGTGAGCACGTCTTCCTTGTCCTCCAGCGCCTCCATGATCCGCTCGTCGATCGTGCCGGAGCAGACGATGTCGATGTAGGTCGGCCGCTTGTCCTGACCGAGGCGGTGAATGCGGTCCTCCGCCTGCAGGCGCGTGGCGTAATTGAAGCTGTTGTTGTAGAAGACGGCGTAGCGGGCCTGCTCCAGGTTGAGCCCATGAGCCCCCGTCTCGGGCGTGGCCACGAGGAACCGCGGCCCGTCCTCGGCCTTCCACCGACCGATCGCCTCGACGCGCTCGTCTTCGCCCTTTTCGCCGTGCAACGTCTCGAAAGAGCGGGGTCCGTATCGCTCGCCAAGGCGACATACGATCTGCCGGATGCAGTAGTGGTAGCGGGCCCAGATGATGACCCGAGCCTCCCCGTCGCGCTCATCAATGTCTTTAACCGCGCGCTGCAAAGTCTTGAGGCGGTTGTGCTTCGCGCGCAAATGTTCTCGGGGGAGGTCCTGCAAATTTCGGGGCCACTCGATCCACCGGATGTGCTCTTCCTCTTCGCCCCAGTAGGTGATGATGTCATCGGTCGGCACGCGCCGGTTCCAAAAGCCATTTGTGACCTGCTGAAGAGCGGTGAACAGGCGAAAGAGGTCGTGGCTGTTGATCGTAAGCGGGTCGAGATATTCGAGTAGCTCCCGTTTCGCCTGTTTGTACAGAGCGTCCTGCTCCACCGTCATGCTGCAATAGCGCTTCTCGTAGATCTTGTCCGGCAAGTCGAGCGCCTCCCCCTTCGTCACCTGAAAAACGTAGGGTCGCATCTTGGCCGCAAGGACGTCTTCGCGGTGCGTCTCGACGATGAGACCGGGGTAGTCGGGGTGATACTCCAGGTGCTCGTTCGCGAAGCTGTAGAACGAGCGGTAGCCCAAAATCTTGGGGCTGAGAAACTTCATCTGCGCGAACAGATCCTCGACGCCGTTCGAGATGGGGGTGCCAGTTAGGATCAGGCGGTACCGGGCGCGCTTGCCGACGTGGATCAGGCGCTGGGTGCGGAGGGCGCGGTGGTTTTTGATGTAGCCCGACTCGTCGACGATGAGGAACGTGCTTTCGCTCACGAGCTCGTTTAAAGCGAAGGTCTGTCGGTCCGACTGGCTAATCGATTCGATGCCGACTAGGTGCCAGTCGGCCTCCGGAAGCGTGTCGGACCGCGTGCCCGTGCCAAACACGTGCACGTCTGCAGAGGCGAGGTGCTTGTGCAGCTCGCGGCGCCAGGTCTCCTTGAGCGAAACGGGGCAACACACAACCACGTGGTCAACCTGCTCCCAGCGCAGCGCCGCCAGCTCGATCGATGTGCGCGTCTTTCCAGTGCCCATTTCCATGTACAGAGCCCCGACGCGCGTCTGTCGGAGCTTCTCGACGGCCGCTTGCTGATAGCCGTACAGGTCGGTCGTGCGCTCCGGAACGGCCTTCGTTTTCGATTCAACCATCATCGCGGAGAGCGGGGTCGATGTCAGGGTCGACGTCAGCGGCCGTCTCGGGCGCATCCTCGCCTGGCGCGGCCTCCTTCTCCGGAGCCTCGGGGTCGGCGATGAGGTCGGCCGCCTCGGCCTCGCGCGCGGACTGGGCGAGCTGCCCGGCCTTGTCCGACAGGCGAAAATCGAAGCGTTCAGCGAAGTCGAGCACGGCCTCGTACGCTTCCGCAGGCACGACGACGTTCGGTTTGTCGTATCGACTGCCCGGCAGCTCGCGGGCCTCGTCGTAGAGGTCGTCCACGTCCCGGTCCCACCGAACCACAAACCAGCCCTCGTAGTCTCCGCTCGTTCGGGCGAGGACCCACCGCGTGTGCTCCGGCTCGTACTCTTCGTCGCGCACCGCCTCGGCGAGGTCCTCGTGAGGCAGTTTACACGCAAAACCAGCTGCCAAAATCTCGCAGCAGAGCTCGACGCACCGATCTCGCATCGAGCCGTGCCAGTGGCGAAGCGCTCGCTCCCAGCGCTTCTCGCCGCGGTTCCAGCTCATGTTTTGCCGGTGCATCGCATCGCGAAAGGCGTCGCTGTACTCCGGCAGACGGGCGTAGAGGGTCGACTCCCCGACCCACACCTCGGCGGGTACGTCGATCTGCTCCTCGCTCTCGGGACGCAGAGTCGTACCCTCGCCCATCAGGTCGAAGGGGCGGAGGGTGTGCTCGATCTTCTGGCAGATGGCGTCGCTGCGAGCGATCGCCTGCAGGAGCGTCTCCGGCTGCATGCCTAGCTCATCGGCCAGATCGGCAAGGCGGTCGGGAAGCGTCATTGAGCCTGTTTAAACGTGTGCTCCGTGTAGTGTACAAAACGCCTTTTCCTGAGCGGACGTCACCCGTCCGGGGTCGGCTCGAAGAGGGCCTCCTCGATGTCCTGGCGCCCCCGCTCCATGTCGTCGTAGCCCGCCTCTGCAGACCACTCCAGCGAGAGCATAAACAGCTGGTCGGAGCCCAGAGCTGAGGGGTCCTCTACGCCGTCCGCCTCCATCCACTCGCGGGCGAACGCTTTCACGTCAGAGGTCGGCTTTTCGCCCGCCTCGAACCGCTTGCGCGCCCGCTTTCGCACCAGCCGCTTTAGCGACCGGTCGCGGTGGTCAATCCACCACCCGGCATCGGTCTCCGTGCGGGCCTTCTCAAGCTCCTCCAGAAGCAGGCCTTTCACGACGCGCCGGTCTTCCTCGTCTGGGTCTATGCCGCGGAGCTCTTCTTCGAGTTCGTCCAGGTCTTCAATCTTCTCATCCCGGATCGACTCGGCCCAGCCGATCTGCTTCTCTGAGCCCTCCAAGTCAGGAAGACCCCGCTCCGCGTTGCGCTCCGCCGCGGCCGCATTTTTCTGCTCGCGCTCGGCCTCCTTGCAGGTGTCGCACATCCAGTCGTAGTTTTCGAGCTTCCACTCGCGTGTGTCGTGCGAGCCGTACAGCTGGACGCGAAAAGTGCCTTCGCAGTCATCAGAGATGCCGGAAGTGCATTCGACTTCGTATTTGGCCATGGGGCTGAGCTGTTACTTGTCGGGAAGTTACTGGGAGGCAGTTTTGAAGAAAAGGGCGCGGAGGTCCTCCACGTTCGTGACGGGGAGCTCATCGCCAACCTGAACCGCGTAGCCCAGGTCGAGAGCAGCTTCCAGAGCGTCAACCGAGTAGCGCCACCCACCGTTGCTCCAAAACATGTCCATCTGCTCTAAGTCCTCGTTCGACCAGTACCACGCGCCTGCGTCTTTCAGCTCATTCCACTCGTCTTTTGGGATGCGGCGGTGCATCAGAAACGCGCCGCCCTGCGGGGCTGCCCGGTTGAGCACAACGTCCGAAAGATCTTTGTCGTGCGGTCGCAGCTCGCAGTGAAAGCGGAGAATCTCCCGCCCGTCGGCGGCTTCCTGCTCAGCCTCTCGGCGCTTCCGTTCCTCGCGCTCTTTTCTTTCTTGCTCTTTGCGCTCCCGCTCTTTTTTCTCATCGGCGCGGCGAAGGATTTCGCCTGCCGTGGTTTCGCAGTATCCGCCGCCGTCCCACTCGGGCTCATACTCGAACTCTTCTCCGACCCCAACGCCGTCATCGAGGGTTGAAAGAAGGTGGTTCAGGCACTCTCGCACATCTTCATCTTCAACGCTTCGGGCGTGGTAGTAGGTACCTCGACCAAAGGAGCGGTCGATCTTCACTTCAGCGTCGGAATGCTCCTGGATCTTAGCCCGTGCAGACTCGAACTTTTCTCGTTGCGCGGCCTCCTTGTACTCCTCAAACTCTTCCTTCCACTCACGGTCGAGCTTGATGGCCACATCGTCCATGTCGAGGCCAAACACCTGCTCGACGTAGGAGCTGGTAAGTCGGAGAACAGGCGTGGGGTCGCTCACCTCGCTCACGACATCGAGGTAAGCGCGGCCCGGTCTCTCCAGGTCGATCTTTTCTCCATCTCGTCGGAGCTCAATGTCTGGTTTTTTCACGGTGCTGACTTTCTTCAATCCAATGACGCGCACTTCAATTGAGTCGAGGTCGTCGGACTCTGGGGTGGCGGTGTAGACAAGATCATCCATGGGGCTGTAGGTTTTGTGAGCGTGCTTTCCAGGTGAGGTGGGGCAGGCGTCTTACAAGAGATCATCTTCGATGCACACGAGCGCCGAGCCCCACACCTCCGCAAAACGCTCGTCCGGGTTTCCGTAAAACGGCGCGCAGCGCTCAAAGTCGCGGATAAACGCCCAGATGTGATCAGGGCCGTGCATCTCGCGGAAGGAGTAGAAGTGGTGCTCGACGCGCTCCTCACCGCGACTTTGCGGGAGGTCCATCTCAAGGATGCCGATGTGCCACCTCGTGCGCCCCTCATTACGAGCGTTCACGACGCGCTTCAGAGCGATGCGGCCGGTGTGAGCCCCGTGACCATATGAGTACGTCCCGACCTCGCCGTTATCGACGTAAAGCTCCGTGCGCTCCATCTCATCCGGATCGGCTTCTCCGTGAAACAGCACGTTCGGCCCGCGGTGAGTCACACGCTTCTCGATGCGGGCCATCGAGAGCCCAAGGGAAGGGCGCTCCGGCTGGGTGTGCGATGCCAAGTACTCATCCGGGTCGAGGCCTACCGCTTCCAGCTCGCGGATGAGGTTTTCGCGACTCGCCTCATGGGCCTCTCCGTTCTTCTCGTAGCGGTAATATTTGCTGTGCTCTTGGATGCCGATCTCAATGCGACCGGCGTCTTTCAGGGCGTCGAACGCGGCTTCAATTTCGCCGAATGTGAGTGGGCGCTCGTCGGTGTCGGGTGCTGTAGTAGCTGGCATGGGTAGGTACTGCTCTGTCATGAGAGAGTGAGAAGCGAATCTAAGCAAGAGCCTGCTTAAAGGCCTCTGCGACGGCGCGCTTCTTCTTACGGACATCGTCCCGGACTCTGGGATCGACGCCCTTGTACACGTCGAGTCGGCTGTGTACCTCTCCGTCGGCATCGGCCCATACGTCAAACTGTGCGGACTCTTTTACCTCATACCGCTGGCCAGTCCACACCGCTTTGTAATCCTCACTGTTGGCTTCGAAGGTAATTGGCTCTCGCGCGTCTTCGGCTCGGTCGGTGATCGACACGATCTCATCGCGCTTGAAGCGCATTGTGCCCTTCTTCGCCGTATCGACCATTACGCCGCTCTCCTTGATCTCCACGACCTCACCTTCAAAGTCGTGGCTGGTGGTAGTGGTGACGGACGGATTTTCGGGGTGCGGGTCGCTGGGTGCCGGACCGGTCGCGTTGATCGTGCACTTTACCGTGTCTCCAACGTTGACATCGAGCGTGTCCATCGGTCTGTGTTGTTTGGTGAGCAGTTCGTCTCGTCCCCTCCCCGATTCTTCACCCTATCATATAGCGCTGCGCTATACATGATCCCGAGAAGAGGCGATAGATCGGATCTTTATACAGTCTACACTTTCTTGGCCTCCATGCGCTCTAGGGTGCGGATAACCGCCTGCGTGGGCTCCCAGTGCCCATTCTCCAAGCGAGAAACGCGAACTTGCGCATCCGACTCGCCGCACGCGTACAGGTCCAGTCCGAACTCCGTCTGAGTCTGTCCGCGCTTCTTGCGGAGCCTGCGAATTCGATCAGGGGTCCACTTTCCATTCTGGCTCATCGTAGAAAGATCGCTCATCGTTGAAAGACCTGTTTGTGCTCGGCAATGCGCATCAGCTCGTCCGGAGTTTCGAAGTCTTGGTAGACCTGCCCGACCGCGCGGTTTACCTCAGCCTCGTCGTCATACGTTTCCAGACATTCAGCATAGGCCTTTCGGAGAAAGGGGTACATCTCGTCGTCGAGACCGAGCGCTCGGTTGTGTCGCACAGTACGACGACGGCCTTCGACGACGCAAAGCTGCAGCAGGTTTCCCTCCCCCTCGATGAAGCGTTGGCGGTACTTTCCGTCATACTGGTACGGGTTCAGCGAGCCGTCTAAACAGCCCCACTTCTCCCAGCACACAAGCACGAAAGGAACGGACCGGACAGAGACGACACCCACCTGGAGGTTGCGTCTTTGAAACGTGCGAAGGTCCGCGTCACGAAGCTCTGACAGGACGATGGGGACAAGCAGTGTCCGGTCGGCCAAAAGCGGGAAAAGTCCCTCCTGGCCGCGGGGGAGGCGCTGAGGAAAAGGCTCTCCGACCTCGATTTGGACAGGCTCCATTGCATTTGCTCTTTTTAGAGGTGCGCTCGTGTATATATAGGAACGCTATAGCACAGTTTCAAGTACCTTGCTTCGAATTGGAAAAAACGCGGCCCCCGGCCCTCCAGTCGGAAAGTTGCCCGTGTCAGGTTGCATCTCGTTGAGGAAGATTTTCCCTACTGTGAACGATTTTGCCCAATCATATTCTCGGTTGCCATTACGATCTTCTCCCCCAGCTTCCAGCTCTCAAGAAGCTCGATAGGTGTAGGATCGACAGTCAACTCGTCAGCGATCTTATCGAATAGAGCGTTGAGCGTAGATGCGTTCAACCCATATGTCCCCATGCCAAAGCCCGCGGCGAAACCCGCCGCCGCGCCACCGACCTGAGCGAGCTGCTTGAGTGATTGATAGGAGGGCTCTTTCACGTTCCATGCCTGGAGACTATCCCGGACGTATCGCTGTGCCTTTTCTTGGTCATATTTGAGAGTCACCCGCTGGCGGTCGATCGGCTTGCCACTGGTCAGCATCGCTGGGGCACGCAGATACACATCGATTCTCACGACCATAGAGTCCCCAGATATGTGCCGCTGCTCATTCGTCAACCACAGGGAATAATGTTCCCCAACCTCCATCTCGCTAAGCTGAGGATGCCTCTGAACATGCTGTAAGACACCGTGCTTGATAGCCGCAAGCTCTCTTTTTTCTTCAACCTGCGTTTTCACATCCAACTTGTACTGTGCCTCCGAGGGCACTGGAAGCAGTAGCAGGACACATGAAATTAGCCAGCTCCAGAAAAATCGGTACATGGAAGCCTTGAATTTCTAAATTGTCGATTCAAAGGCACATCCGCTCTCCGTTTTCCCAATTGCGCTGGACAACTTCGCTTCATCATCAAAGGCTCTCGCACATTAAAGGCTCTCGCAGGCAATCCCGTCATTGTCCCCGTCTAATCGATGCGGATCACCCGGCTGGTGACGCTCAAAGAACTGCTGGGCTGCCTCGTGAGAACTGAAGTCCGAGCAGTTTCTATCAGGCACGCTTTGAGTGGCAGAATTCGAGGAACTCGTGGACACGCAGCCAACGAGCACGAATGCCGATGACAGAATTAAAAGATGTCGCATCTCTTATTTGACTGTCTTGAGAGGTAGTGTTCGACGTACTGCCACCACCCGGCAAACTTTCACACGCTACCCCATCGCCATCCCCGTCCAGTCCATGGGAATCACCAAGTTGATTTTGGAAGAAGCGCTGAGCTTCCGACTGCGTCGAGAAGTCGCTACAATTCCGGTCCTGGGTTGAGGTCTTCTTTTGCTCCGACGTTTCGTCCCGCCACTCCCACGGCGACACCGGTACCACTCGGGACCAGAGCCCACGCTCGGCATTCCGCGCCTGTCGCTCAAGGCGAGCGTATTCAGTGGCATTAGGGGCGTACTGTTCATAATGCCACGCTAAGCCCTCCTCAATCAGCATGGCCCCGAGGTCCCCGCCTCTTACCTCAATCTGGGCCACAGCCCGCCCGTAGCGGCCCATCTCCTCCACAGAAACGCGAACGGTAGAGCCTTGGGCGAGCTGGCGCACCCGGTTCGTGGCGTCGTTCCCATACGGCTGAAGATGTTCAGGCGCGTCGGTGCCCCAGAGGCGAACGGTGAACGTTTGGCCCTTCGAGACGCGAACGTCATAGGTGTCTCCATCCGTGACGGTCTGGACGCGTGCCGTATACGTCTGGCCGGGCTGCTGGGCTGAAGCTGGTAGCGTGAGCGCGCAGAGCAGAGCAGTGAAGAGACTAGCACGTAGAAGCTTCACCATCGGATAATGCACCTCATAGCGGCCATGTAAGCTGTGAGAGTCATACGAGCACGCGCCCTTGAGATAATCCCTGCAGGTTTAGATTTCCTCCTGCACTCCTTCAACAATCACGCGCTCTGCCTCATGCGTTGGCACACATGTGCGAGTCTGCGTTGCCCCAAAGTTGTTGGCCTTGATTTGCTGGGTATCAGAGCCGCCAGTATTGAACCTCCACTGAGCCATCTGAACACCGCTTGTCCCAGTGGCCGTGACTACATACCGAACGTTGACCTGTACCTCCGTCTCTTGTTCTCTCACCTCTTGAACGGTCAGATTCATCCGGCCCTCTAGGTCCAAAGTCGCCCGGCGCTCGTCATACCATCCCACATAGTTCCCCTCATAGGACGGCGGACCATCTGTTGAAATCTCACCACATTCAATAAAGCGTCCCGGGTCCGAGGAAAATGACAGCGTCATGAGGCCCGACTCTTTTTCGTAGTTATCGATGGCGAAAAAGCGCTGGGATGTGAAGCTAATCAGTCCCTCCCACACGTCATCATACTCCTGATCGACCGCTACAGAGGTTTGACCAGCAGGCTCTGGGTCTGGTGCCGTATATTCCGGGGTGGTTACACCACACCCAAGAAAAAACACTGCTATGCCCAAGATTGTGGCGTAGCGCATAAAGACGATGAGCGTTTGTCAACAGTCAAACCAGCACCCGCCCGATGATTGCAAAATCTGCACCCTCGTCTATGGCAATTTCAAAATCTTCGTACGCGTTGTTGTCGCTCACGACGCGAATGCGCCCGCCGAGGTGAGACTGGAGGCGCTTAGCTGCGAGTGGGAGACCAGAGCTCTACGTCAGAATATGCCGCGCAAGAATGCGGCTCACTTTGGTGGGATCTACCTTTAGGCTGAGTTCCTGGTAGAAGGGCTCACTTCGGCCTTTTATCCAGAGCGTGAGCTCAGCGTCAGCGTCAAACGTGCCTGCGTTCTCCACCTCGAACCGCTCGACGCTGTCGTAGGGCACCGACTCGTAAGAGACCTTGCTCCCTATCATGCCCTGCTTGTCGACCAAGATCAGTCGTAGGTTTGTGAACACCATCAGATCGCGGTAGATCACGAAGGCGGCGCTGATCAACTCTTCCTCTACAAGAATCGGCCCGAGGTCGTCACGAGCCTTTTCAGGCTTGATCTCAGAGACGCGACCTGTGATTGCATCAAGAAGACCCATGGTGGCGCAGGGTTTTACGTGCAAACGTCAGTTCACGGTGGTCAGCTGCCCGTACTCCGCCCAAATCTCCGCGCTGTTTTGCCTGCAAGACGCACGCCATCGTGCTTCAAATGCCACTGAGCACCTGCGTTACGCGCGCGATGCACGTCCACTCCCATTCGTCGCGGTCGCCCTCCAGCTCGATCGTCGGGTAATCTTCATTGTCAGGGACAAGCCGTACCGTTTGAGCATCGACCCAATGCGCTCGCATGATGATCACGCCGCCGCGGCCGTTTGCCCACATATAGACGGCCCCCTGCACAATTTGCCCTCCCTCCTCAATCTCAATCACGACGCGATCCTCGGCGTTAATCGTCCCAGCCATCGAGTCACCAGGCACCCGGGCAATCGCCTGCTCGCGGCTTTCGTCGACCGTCTTAATGAGCTTGTTGTCGACCGAGATCTGCTCGTCTACGTCTTCGGAGAGCGGCTTGTCGCCCTCCGCGACTTTGGTAAGCTCATTTTCATCAAGAAGAGGAAGCTCCTCTGTGGCACTTGTTTCCATCATATTGCTCTCATCACTCTAAATACGCGACCGATGGGTCTCCAGCTTGGGGCCTCAATGTCGCTTATGTGGATTTCTGGGCACTCGTCGTTGTCTGGCCGAAGAAGCAGGCTCCCATCATCTTGCCAGATCGCCCGCTTCACAAGCACCCCGCGCTGGGCGTTTAGCCAGACGTAGACGCTTCCCTGCAGTATGCGATCTCCTTCTTGGTGGCGAACAATGATGATCTGATCTCCTGGATTGATGGTGTCCGCCATGCTGTTTCCAGTGACCGTCATGATCGCCATCTGATCTGGATTCCCGCCGGACTGGGACCGTAAGATATCACGGTCTACGCCCATGTAGCTCTCCACCTCAATTTTCCACGCCGCACCAGTCTCTGAAGCGTGGGCGTCTGCGTTCAGCAGCGGGAGCGACTGTTGAGCGCTGTCATTTTCCGGCTCGCTTGCCTCCCCCCTGTTTTGATCGTCAACGCGCTCGGGGAGGTCGTATAGCCCCTCCACCTCTTCTCCATTTCTAACTACCCGCTTCAACCGAGGGGGGTGCTCATCAGCCAGCTCAGAAAGCAGTGTACCGGCGTAGTTGGCCTTAATCGGTAGTTTCTCGGCTATATCATTTCGCCGGACCGGACCGTCCTCTCGCACGATCTCTACGATCTGCTCTTTCCTTGCCATGGTACGTATCAGTACGATTCACGTAATCTATACTTTAAGTACTAGGTACGCAGGAACGTACGTACTGGTATACTGTCTAAGGTACCGCAAACGACGCAAACAGAATAAACACCACGATGGGAAACTCCAAGCCAACGCTTGCCACCCGGGTTTCGGAATGGGTATATGAGTGGATTGAGACTGAGGCAGAACGCCGCGATCGGAAGAAGGCGTACATCGTGCGCGAGCTGCTAGAGGAGGGTATTGAGCGCCGCGAGCAGGAGCATGAGGACGATGCCGTCCCCGCGTAGCGCGCCCGCGGTAAGATACCGGCAAAGCACTTCCGAACCTCATCCTTCGGATTGTGACACCCGGTAGGAGCAACTCCAAAGGAGCCATCCTGCACCACCAGCACGCGCCTAACTCGCCATGCAAGATCACTCCGCACAGGACATAGCCACAAAGGACGTTTTTACCGAGGACGGAGCCGACGTAAAGGCCCGCGTCGAGCGACTTGAGCGGCGCTTAGGTTACGTCGAGGACCGCCTTCAGCAGGAGACCTTGCGCCCGGTCCGCGCCTTGGCGGAGGAGGACAATCGGTGGCCCAGCAGCTACAGCGGCTTTATCGACCTGATGGAGCGCTCTGGGGTGCCGAAGCGGACGCGCGGTGGAGGACGCAAAGAGGAGGGGAGCCGCCGGACCACCTACGTGTCAATGTTCGACCTTGAGGAGAAGTGCTGACCAGAGACAAGCGGACCTAGCTCAGCGGTAGAGCGCTGCACTGCTTGTACCCTCCAGTGCAGAGGTGGGCCGTTCGAATCGGCCGGTCCGCACGACACTCATTAGAGCTGATCACCGACCAGCGCCCAGGGGCAAAAAAAATGCCCCCTCCGCTACAGACGGAGGAGGCGCTGTCTCAAAACTTCGATATAGACATGACTACAATCCACCTGACCGGACAGCGTTCCGGTGCCACCATCGACGATAAGCCCATGGACCCACCGCTGCCCACCGGCGGGGGCCGCGTGATCGTTTGGATCGGAAAGCGCCCCGCCGTCGTCGTGCGCCACGACCAGCGGGGTACGGCCCTGTACAACGTCCACGACCCCGAGGGCTGCCGGATCTACACGCGGGCCCGAATTCGCCGCTGGTGGCCTGCCGCCCAGGCGTTTGACGCCCCTGATAGCGTCGGGGAGATGGTGGCCCGCGCTGTCGACGGGGCGTACGACGAAGAGGCGTCGGCTGCAGGCTACGACAGCCCTCTCAGCTACGTGATGGGCCTCGTCGCCGCGATCGGGACCGCCTCGTTCGAGGAGCTGGACGCCGCACGGAAGACCTCGCTTGAGAAAACCTCGCTTGAGAAAACCTCGCTTGAGAAGGCCTCTCGGCAACCGCCTGAGGAGGTGATGAGCCGATGACCACCCCGCCCGCCGAAAGGAGTTCTTGTAGGACCTTCTCTAGCCGACAAGTGGAAGATGTTTGGATTGTCCATTCGAGCCTCACGACACGACTGGACACCGAGATCGCCGCCTGCGCCTACGACGCGTTCAGCAAGTGGGCCGCCCGGCGCGGACTGGCCGGCCGCGTTTTGGCTGGACAGCGTATTGACGAGCCGGTCCGGCACCTCGACTTAGCGGTCGAGACTGAAGCGGGGCTCGCAGGCGCCGGCTCAGAACTGCACCGAGTGCACATTGTCCGCGAACGGCTTCTTGAGAGCTGATGAGCGTCCTAAAAGTGCTGACCGGCCTCGCCTTCGGAATCGCCGGCGCCGTGTGTTCGATCACGGCTTACCGGCGCCATCGGCGCATCCAGCGCGCCTGGGAGCGCTGCCGTGGAACGCGCCCAAACACCCAGGAGGAGGCCGAAGCGCTTGCGCGACAGACCGACATTACATTCGACTACGACCGCCGCACGTGCGCCTTTGAGGGCCACGCGCGCTCGATTGCCTACACCAACTGACAGCACGCACCGCACTCGGAAACATGAAGTGAGCCCTGATTGAGTGAGCCCTGACGAGCGGCGAGAGAGACCGCGAAACGCCTGCGAGAGGACCGCCAGGTCCACCCAACCATGGGTGCAGGCGTCGGCTGTTTTCGACTACGCTCACAGACACTACCGAACGCCATGAGTGATCCAACACAGAGTGATTTAACACAAGAAACGAACGCGCTGCTTCGCCGCCTCGTGTCGGCGGTGGAGCGGAAGGAGCTCGGCCTCACGGCCGGTCCGCCCGGCAGCGTCACGCTCTACGCCAACCGCGTGAAGGCGCCGGACGGCGGGGTGTGGTACCGGTGGGACCGGCAGGCCGAAGAGCCGATCGCCGTGACCGACCGGTACGTCCGGGGGCGCCTGACCGACGTCGTCTGCTACGAGAAGTCCTCCGAGCAGGGCACCACGACGAAGGTGCGCGCGGCGCTCTCTGCGGGCCGCACGCGGTACGAGATCGAGACGACGCTCACCGCGACCAGTGGCCGGGGGCTGGTCGCTGGGCTTCTTGAGGCGGCCGAGAGCGCTTTAGCGAACGCGCCAAAGCGCCCCATCACGATCGGCGCCGAGCCGGCCGACAAAGATCAGGTCCTCTTCATGAACGTCTTTACCGACGAGGGCGGGAAGCAATATCCCGACTCGATGCCGAAGGGCGAGGAGGCGCTCGTGAGCGGCTTGGAGACGGTCCGCTCTTGGATGGGACTAAAGCCAAACCCGTGGACCGATCGCTTCCAGAGCACAGCTTCGCATAAGAGCACAGCTTCTTCGAGTGGCGACTCGCCTCGCTCGACCCGCCAGAATAGCTCGACCCGCCAGAATGGCCAAAGCCGCGAGCCCCGCGAGTCGGAGGAAATATACGACCAGTCCAAAAAAAGGGGACCGAGCCCCGAAGAGGCGGCGCGCAAGCTTGTCCAGAAGGCGCGGGAGCACGACGCGGGGCAGCTCGCTGGGGAGGTGACCGTCAGCGGCGCGCCGCTGAGCCAGAAGCTGCGCGGGCTCGCCGAGTACGCCGGCCGGGACAAGGGCTACGTCGCTCGCGTCTGCGACGCGCTCTCCATCGGGGGCTTCGACGAGGTGGCCGTGGGGCAGGCCCAGGACGTCGCGCAGATGCTTCTCGACGAGGACATGCTGCGGGAAAACAAGAGCTTTGAGCCGGATGGCGAGATGCCGTTTTAGGTGCCGTCGTTTAGCGGGTCGCCCGTTGTTTCAAGTTCATGAGATTGTATTCCACGGAGAGTCAAGATGAGCATTTTTGCGGACGAGACCCTCACTCAAGGCGAGCGACTCGTATGGTTTGCCATTCGTGAGTTGGCCACTGGGGGGCTGTGTCGCGTCGGCGCATCCGAGGTTGCCGATCACATGGGAAGCGCTCGCGCGCATGTAAGCCGCTCTATTCGGTCACTTGCCGATCAGGGGTGGATAGAACGCACTGAGAGCGGCGCGCTAGTGCCAGTGGACGACCCAGGCGCTTCCAGCAAAGAATCCCAGCGTGACTCTGAGTCACGAAATCGTGACTCTCAGTCACGTGACTCTCAGTCACGCAAGGGTTTCCCCGCTCCTCCCTTCGTTTCCCCCCAAGAAAGTACACTCAACCCCCCTTTGCCTTCCCACCTCACCCCTTCCCAAAAAGTGGTGGTCGGCTCCGCTGACGCGGACCGACCGCCCTGGTTGCAGCGGCTTTTGGATGAAATCTCATGGCAGGCCGAGCCCCTCCCGGACGGTCACCCCGCTTGCTGGGAATACCACCCCGGCGAGTGGCAGTGGGAAGCGGCGATTTACCTGCTGCGAGGGCTTCAGGAGCACCAAGTTCTGCACAGCGGGATCGACGACAGCAAGCCTGAAGGGCAGATTGCCTCGGAATGGGCCGATGCCTTTCGGCTCCTTCACGAGGAGGATGGATACGGACTGCCAGCCATCCGAGGGACGCTTTGGTGGCTGATAAACACCGAAAATTGGTGGATTCAGAACGTCATCCAGAGCGGCAGCAATTACGCCCTGCGGAGCCGCGACGGCGACGGAGCCCACAAATTCGACAAACTCGTTCAGCGAGCCCGACGCTACTATGAGCAGAGGCAGAAGCAGCGTGCCGACCCAGACACAATCCGCGAAGGATTCGCCCCCGAAAGCGAACAGGAGCCTGAGCCTGCCGGGTCTTCCGGAGACGCCATCCCTCACGAGCGAGGAGTGGAAGTCTCCGGTTTCCAGTGGTGAACTGACGGATGCCCTGACGCGCCTGGCACTGGAAGTGCAGCCTGACATTCGCGATCAGCCGCTCAGGCAAAAAGCGCTACGCAGGCGACTGGAGCAGCGAGGCTACACGAAGGGCGAGATCCTTTACGCCGTCGATGAGCTCGCCGACGAACCCGAATTGGATGACAAACTGCGGTACGGGGGCGACCTGTCGGCGGCAGACTTTCGGCGCGTAATCGAACCGATTCGAAAAACTCGCAGCCGTCTGCGGCAGGGAAAGGTGCTTACGGAAGAGGAGGTCTGGTGTGCGGTCGACGCTGTACCTCAGCTAGAGCGAGGAGACTTCGGAGCTTGCCGATCGGAGGAGAGCGATCGGCGGTTTATTCTCAAGAAACAGGCCCGCCAGCGCTTGGAGGCCACGCATGCCTGAGACGCAAACCGCCGAGGCTTCGGAAGCGAAAGCTGAGGCGCCCGACCGGATTGGAGACCACATTGAGGAGGTCTCCGCGGGCCTCTTCGGGGAAAAGCTTTCCGACCCGATGCTCACCCTCAAGTGCCGCTATCTCTACGTGTCGGCGAAGATCGAGGCGAAGCAACGCCAGAACGAGGACCCCAGCCAACGGCTGCTCGACAAGCACGACGAGCTCGAACAGAGGCTGAAGGCCAAGGGTGTGACCCCATCGTTTCTCCTCAAAACTGCAAAAAAGTGATCACTATAAGCGATTCGATGAGTACAGTCCAACACACGGTTTGGCGTCCCGGTGGGAGCTGCGCGGCGTGCGGTTCGCTGATCGTTACCAGCGGGCGCTCGACGTGGTGCACGCAGGCCGGTTGCGGCTGGGCCGATCCACACGACAACGATTCGATAGCGACAGCTTCAGCACGGAACGACAGCCCGATGCCCCTGACCTCCAACCAACGCGCTTATGCTGCCGCTTATCAGACTGCGCTCGCCCACGATGAGGACGAGCCAAACCCCACAGCCTTCGGCATTACCGAAGGCCACGCCGAGATGCTGCAGATTCGCGTCGAGAAGGGCACCGTCGACTACGACGAGCTGCCCGAAATGCTGCGACCTCCCGAACTCGACACCGAGTAGCCATGCCAAAGACTAAAGAGCAGACCGACGAGCACCCCATCATCTTTAGCGGGTGGTCGATCCGTCGCATCTTTGCAGGCGAGAAGACACAGACGCGGCGGATCGTGAAAGGGTACGATCAGATGCTTGAACTGTCCGGAGGGAATTGGCCGTGGGCAGAAACGCCCGATGGGGAGGGCTACATGCTGGACTTTCCTTATGGCGCGACTGGCGATGTGCTGTGGGTGCGAGAGGCGTTTCGGTTGCCTGCTAAGTTTGATGATGACTCGCCTACGGAAGCGATGCTGCACGGTCGTCCATCGCCTGCGCTGTACTGTGCTGATGGCACTAGCAATCATTGTGGAAAGTGGAACCCTGTACGTCAAGACCCACCATCAGCAGATTCGAATTTCTGGGGCCGCAAGCGCCCAAGCATCCACATGCCCTGCGAGCTGTGCCGCCTGCGGCTGCGCGTCGAGGACGTGCGGGTGGAGCCCTTGCAGGCAATAACCGAGGCGGATGCCGTCGCAGAAGGAATACCCAAAACCCTAGACTTGAACGCACTAAAATTTGAGGTAGCAAAACATGCTGTTGAAGATCTAGAGGCACGGGTAACTCCAAGACTTGCGTTCAGATCACTTTGGGAAAGCATCCACGGCACCGGCGCGTGGGAAGAGAACCCCTGGGTCTGGATCGTAGCATTTTCCAGAATCGATACTGAGTAGCCATGACTGACCCGTATGCGCAAATCGGTGCCGTGACGCTCTACTGCGCCGACTGCCGCGAAATCCTCGCGCAGCTACGTGCTGACACAGTGATCACCGACCCGGTGTGGCCGGGCGCTAACGTGCCGCTTGCAGGTCGTGAAAGCCCAACTATGCTCTTGTCGGAGGCATTAGCAAAGATCACCGATGCAACCCGTCTCGCCCTTCACCTCGGATGTGACACCGATCCGCGCTTTCACATGGCGGTGCCTGACTGCTTCAACTTCTTTCGCGCGGCGTGGCTGAGCTACGCAAAACCTGCATACAAGGGCCGCCTCCTCCAGGGTGCAGACGTGGCCTATCTCTTTGGGGAGCCCCCTCCCTCCAGAGGAGGGCAGCATCTTATTTCAGGAGAAGTCAAAGAAAACGGTGCCCAGGGGAAAGAGCGCGACCACCCAACCCCTCGCAAGCTGCATCATGTCGAGTGGCTCGTCAAGTGGTGGAGTGCCCCAGCAGACGTGATCGTCGACCCCTTCGCGGGGAGCGGCACCACGGGACTCGCCGCGATGCGCTGGGATCGGGAGTGCGCTCTGATAGAGATCAAAGAGGAGCACTGTGAGACGGCCGCCCGCGCGCTGGAGCAAGAGGCGAAACAGCCAACATTTGCCTATGCCTGACAAAGCGGACGATCCTGCACATGCGAGCGAGGCTGCGGGCGCCGCGGGTCCTTGGCAGGAGGGGGAGCCGGAGAAGCGCGGGCGCTACCTTGTCGAGTACGAGGAGTACGACCAGCGGCGCGTCTTCGTGGCGGACTATCGCCCGCGGAGGATCGGCGATGACATGGAGCTGCAGTGGGCAGGCATTATGGACACTGCGACGGTGCTGCGCTACGCTCCAATCCACTCTCCGTATGTTCAATACCCCGAGTAGCCATGCCTGACGACACATGCCACCTGTGCGACCGAAAAGCCGTGAAGCTGTGTGATGGGGTTCGCGCCATTCCTTCGGATGGCGAGGGAAATATCGACATGGATCATCTGGGCAAAACAGTGACGTGTGACCGGTTGCTTTGTAGAGAACACGCGACCGTCATTGGCAGAACGTGTGACCGAAATGGATCTGATACGATTGACCATTGCCCACGGTGCGCTGACAACTGGATTTCCGACCACGAACCGCCGCTTGTTGAATCTGAGCTGCTTTAATCGATGCCTGACCCATCTGAACACGTCACTGCCGTGTCCCCGAGCGGCACCGTCCACGCCCTAAAAGAAGACGAGCCGAAAACGCTCTGCGGACGCACGGCGCGCTTATCTCAAGGGTGGGCGTACACTGGCTCACTCAAAGGGTCTTGGGATGAAGACTTTCCGCCGCCCTACGAGCACGAGGCCGCCTGCACCATTTGTTCTCACAACTACGAGCGGAAACATGCCTGAACAGCAAGCCGACTACGACACTGACGACACGCAACCGACACCGGGGCCACTACGCACTAAAGGACTTGAGGTGGT